ATTTAGTCTTGAACAGCTAGATTTATTTAGCACAAGCATAGATGGGCTGGCTTTTTCATTAGATAGTCCTTATTACAATGAGGCTGGCACTTGGATTTACTATGGTGATGGCTCTGTTAGCTCAGATGCTTCAGTATCAGCCAATGCCTTTAGGGATAGATTTGCTTCAGGAAGTGTTACAAGCTCTGCTAGTGTTTCTTCTGATTCAGTAAGGATTAGGACTTCTATAGGTGCAGTTTCATGCACAGCGACAGTAACAGCAGATGCAGATGTCATTAGATTCGCTTCAGGCTCGATTACAGCCTCTGCAAGCGTATCAAGCGACTCGATTAGGGTAAGGACTAGTGCAGGCTCAGTAAACTCAATAGCGACTGTTTTAGCGAATGGCTACAGGGACAGATTTGGAGCTGGTTCAGTTACCGCTAGCGCAACAGTTACAGCGAATGGTGCAAGGGTATTAGGTGCATCTGGAGCGATTACTAGCTCTGCGACAGTTTCTAGTGACTCTATCAGGGTAAGAACTTCTACCGGAGCAATCAATGGATTATCTACAGTTACAGCATTGGGCGGTGTTGAATACTCAGGCTCTGCAGAGATTACAAGTATTGCAACAGTATCAGTTACAGCAAATGCAGTATTTAGTGCATCAGGCTCAATTAGTAACTCAGCTACTGTTAGTTGTGTAGGTAGAATATTAGGTGATAATTGGAGCTTAGATGCTATAGGCTCAGAAGAATGGACTCCAGAAACTCCTGAGACTCCTAACTGGACAGATGTAACTGCAAGCAATGACTCTTGGACAGATGTATCGGTAAGCTCTGCGGTATGGGCATCAGTCTCTAATGGCACAGAACAATGGGTAAATAAATGAATCAAAGAATAACTTTTGGCGAGTGGCTTCCTGACCAACCTTCTGTGACAGGTGCATTGGTAAAGGCTAATAATGTCTTTTCTAAGGCTATTGGCTATGGAGCTATTCCTGCTGCTGTAGATTATTCAGGTGATGCTTCTGAAAACTTAAACAATGTCGTAGCTGGTAGAAACCCTGATGGAACTACAAGCATCTTTGCAGGAAGCGAAACAAATCTATACAAATTAGACTCTACAGATATGACTTTGGATGATGTATCTGGAGCTACTTATGCAACTCCTTCTGGTCAAAGATGGAGATTTACCCAGTTTGGTCATAGATTAATTGCAGCTAATGGAAACTCAAGGCTGCAAGGCTGGTTACTAGGTACTTCTACTGCTTGGGCTGATTTAGATAGTGATGCTCCTAGAGCTAGATATGTCACAGTAGTTAGAGACTTTGTGGTGTCTGGCTATGATAGCGACTCAGGGTTTTCGTTCAGAGTTCAATGGTCTGCTCTAAATGATGAGACTAATTGGACTCCTTCAGCAACAACTCAAGCAGATTATCAGGATATTCCTGATGGTGGCTCAGTAGTTGGTGTTACAGGTGGTGAGTTTGGTTTAATATTTATGGATAGGTCAATTCATAGAATGTCCTATGTTGGTAGCCCTTTGGTATTCCAGTTTGACAATATCTCTAGAAATCTAGGGTGTTATGAGGCTAACTCAATTATTCAGTATCAAGGGGTGTCATTCTTCTTGTCTGATGATGGGTTCTATGCCTGTGATGGTCAAAATATCATCCCTATTGGTAATGAGAAGGTAAACCGCTACTTCTACAATGATGTAGATGAGGTATTCCTCAGTAATATGTCGGCTGCTATTGACCCATTTAGAAACCTAGTGATTTGGGCTTATTCATCTAAGGGTCAGGGTGGCAATGTCAATAGATTGTTGATTTATAACTTTGAGACTAAGAAATGGTCATCTGGAACTACTGATGTAGACCGAGTGGCTGATGCTTCTACTCCATCTGTGACTTTAGAAGGCTTGGATGCTTTCTCAACTAGTATTGATGCTTTGCCAACAAGCCTAGATTCTCGTCAATGGGTGGGTGGAAAGATGATGTTTGCTGGTGTCAGAAATGCAAAAATTGTGACATTTACAGGAGCGAATTCTACTGCTACAATTCAGACAGGAGACTTGTCGGCTGAAAATCGTAAGACTGCTGTTACCTTAGTCCAACCTATTGTAGACAATGGTTCTGCTAGTGTGGCTATATCTTCTAGAAACCTACTATCAGAGCAAGTAACTTTTGGCTCATCTGTAGCTGCGGATTCAGAGAATAGGGTTTCAATTAGAAGCATGGGAAGATACCACCAACTAGAATTTACTCCATCAGGCGATAACTGGCGAACAGCTATCGGTGCTGATGTTGAGTTAGTTCCTATGGGTGGTCGATAATGTTTCGAGTTTTACCACCATTCGGCTCTGACCAGCGAGGTGTGGCTGAAGTAGTCAATGGGATTATGAATGGCAAGACCAATAACACAGGTCTTGTTACTTTGGCTACAGGGTGGGCTACAACTACAACAATTACAGATGCTCGCATTGGTATAGATTCAACAATCTTGCTAATTCCATCAAGTGATGCTGCTGAGAGTGATGCAGCTCCTTATGGATGCTTTACAAACAATACAGACCAGACTTCTCCGAGTGTTGGCTCTACTGCGGTAGTGGTTTATGACAGCACAGAAGAAGCAAGTGGTGTTTATTTGGCTAGTAGCTCAAGACTGTATGTTAGAAACTATGGAATCTACAATGTCCAGTTCTCACTACAGTTAGTAAATAACAACAATGCTGCTCAATATGCAGATGTCTGGTTTAGGCTAAGTGGCACAGATGTTTTAAGAAGCGCAAGTAGATTTGATATTCCTGCTCGCAAAAGTGAGGGTAATCCTAGCCATGTAGTTGGCACAGTTAATACTTTTATTGAGATGCAAGCAGGTCAGTATGTTGAGATTGCAGGAACAACCAGTAGCACAGATGTAACATTAGAGCATTATGCAGCAGATGCAGTAATACCAAGACCTGCAATACCAGCAGCAATTGTTACAGTTCAATATATAGCACCACTATCATCAGGCAATGTTTATATAAGCTCGCAAACAAACGGTAGCGCAGTAGTTAGTCATTTTGCTAACGATACTGCTAGTAAAACTTACAAATATGTAATCGTAGGATAAAGGAAACTATTATGGCAGGTGGACAATATACAGCAACATCTAACTCAGCTAATCCTAATCTTCAAGCACCATCTGGATTTGGTGGTATGTTAGGCGGAATGGCTGGTAATTTATTTAATCAGTTACAGGCGCAGGGTGCTATGCAACCTATTAATACTGTTACTGGTCAGCCAAGCCTTGCACAGCCAACACTTCAACCTATTGGCATTACAGGTGCGCCTGATACAACAAATCCTTTATATAAAGGTGCTGTAACACCACCACCAAGCAATGTTCAATTATTGCCTAGCACTCCTATTGATATTAGTTCTGGCTCTGGAGATTCTAAGATTGACCCTGCTTTAAGACCTTTCCTAACAGAAGGTTTAAGACAGGCTCAAAACCTATTCTTAGGTGCAAATCAGCCTAGATACTATGAAGGTCAGACTTATGTTAGCCCTTCTCAAGCTACTCAAGATGCTTTGGCTACTCAAGAAGCTATGGCAAGAGCAGGTTCTCCAATATTGCAACAAGCTCAAGGTGCTTATCAAGGTGCTTTAGGTGGTCTAGGATTCACAGGTGCAGGTGGATTCTTGCAAGGTAATCCATTCCAACAAGCTGCTATGCAAGCTGCTACAAGACCTATTGAGCAACAATTCTCTAATCAAGTATTGCCAAGCATTGCTAGTCTTTATTCTAAGTCTGGTCGCTATGGCTCTGGTGCTATGCAAAATGCTTTAAGTCAAGCTACAGAAGCTCAGACTCGTGCATTGGGTGATATTACTGGTAGCATGGCTAATCAACAGTATTTGACAGAAAGAGGATTGCAACAACAGGCTCTTGGTCAGCAAGCTCAATTGGCAGCAGCAGCTCCAAGCATTTATTCTCAGCAATATCTACCTTCTCAGCAATTGGCTCAGATTGGTGCAGCTCAAGAACAGATTGCTCAGTTACCTTTGCAAGAATCAATGAACAGATATTATTTCAATCAACAGTTACCTGCTCAACAGTTGCAAAGCTATCTATCTTCAATTTATGCTACCCCTATGTCAAGCTCTCAGTTTGCTCCTCAACCACAGGCTTCATCAAGCAGAGTAGGCTCAGTATTAGGTGGTGCAGGTTTAGGTTATGGCATTGGCAATATGATAGGTGGCTCTGGCTTATTCGGAACAAGTGCTGGAACTACTGGCGCAGTATTGGGTGGATTAGGCGGTTTATTGATTTGATAGTACAGGTAGTCCCTGTTCAGCATTTACATCAACTGTGGTCACAAGTTAGTGGCTACTTAGCTGATGCTTTGAAGTATGCTGATGGGGATTACAGCTTAGACCAAGTAAAGGTTTTCTTATCTACAGGTCAATGGCAACTATTGATTTTTAATGACGAAACAACAATTCATGGTGCTGTGACAGTTAGTTATGCAAACTATCCTAATGACAGGATAGCTTTCATAACTGCAATTGGTGGCAAAGGCATTAGCGATAAAGACTCATACCAGAGCTTTTGTGATACTCTTAAAGCTCATGGAGCTACTAAGATTCAAGGAGCAGCAAGAGAGTCTGTAGCAAGATTGTGGCGAAGATTAGGCTTTAAAAACAAGCATATCATTGTAGAGAAAACAATATGAAATACTGGTGTGATAACTCTCCTGTGTGGAGTCATTATGGTAATGCTTCAAGCATCTTGTTCCCAGCATGGGAAAGAGCTTTTGCTGAGATTGTAAAAAGTTATTTGCCAAAGGTTACTGATGAGAGCCTAAAGCTAAGAATGATGGATTTCATCAAAGAAGAATTAGCCCATGCCAATGCCCATGAGTCATTTAATGATAGGCATAACCTAAAAGAAATGGAAGAAGCTGAGTTCCAAAAGACCAAAGTAGTAATGAGAAAGCCTCAGATTAAGTTTTGGTTAGGAACAATGGTATCTATTGAGCATTTAGCTGCTTGTATGTCTAGGTCTGTTTTGACTAGATGGGGTGGCAGACAAGGCAGAGATTACAAGCTATTCTGCTGGCACTCAAAAGAAGAATTGGGTCATAAGAGTCTAGCGATTGATTTGTGGAATCATTTAGGCTATACAAAACAAGAACTTAACAAGATAGCTAAAGTAAATCAGCTATATGTAATGAAGTTCCTAATGGGTTACACAATCAAAGAAACTTACAAGGATGGTCAGTTCAAGAATCCTAAAGTAATTTTTGATTTAATTCATTGGTTAGGTTTTGTTAGCTTCAGAGTATTGCTTCCTATGCTCAAGATATATTTACCTAAGTTTCATCCTGACAATGTTGATGACAATAAGTATTTACAGGTAGCGATATGAAAAAAGTAACAAATCCACTAGAAAACCAAAAGGTCATTGAGCTTATAAAACAGCACAAATCAATACCTATTTCTAGAATTGTTGAAAGAGATTTAAGAGTAAATTACAAGGGTATGCCTATAGAAAAAGGCATGAAGCAACTATATAATTTACAAAAGGCTGGAACTCCAATAGTTAGGTTTTTGAATACATTGTTTGTAATCGAAGATGTTAAAGATGATGTAGTGACTTTTCACACATTGTCTGGTGACACAAAGAGATTCTTTTTAATTGCTTGTTTTATGTTTTATTGGCACATGAAAAAGCAAGGATTTGATGAGGCTCAGACTGTATTCAAAAATGAAAAAGTAGTAGATGAATTATTAAAGTACCCAGATGGCAAAATGGAATCTTGGGAATCAGTAGAAGAAGTTAAAGATGGTTACTTACTTAGGGTGGACTTAAATGGGATGGGTAGACAAACAAGTTGAAGATGCTGTGGATTTTGTCACACAGGACATTCCCAGCAAAATTGAAGATGAAATCATTGAGCCTACTAAAGAACTAGGTAGTAGCATTGATGACTTTGTTAATGAGGAAATTCCAGGGGGGTGGTATACGGTAGCTGCTGCTACTGGTGCTTACTTCGCTCCTGAGATTGCTGCTGCTATGGGAACAGAGGCAGGAGCTGCTGGTGCTGCTGCTAGTGCTGATGCTGCCTTTGTAGCTGCTGATGCTGCTTCTTTGGCTGCACAAGGTCTTACTGAATCACAGATTGCATCTACTTTAGCTGCTAGTGGTGTAGAAGGATTTGTGGCTGCTGATGCTGCTGCCCTTGCTTCTCAAGGATTATCTTCTCAGCAAATTGCTTCTGGATTATCTCAGTCAATTTCTGGTTCATCTGGGTTCACAACACTACCAACAGATTTCCCAACTATAGGTGACCAAGTAGGTGATTACCCTATGTCTGGTAGCTATGGTAATCCTACTGCTGAAGGTGTGCAACAAGCTGCACAAAATTTACTTGATTACAATGCTGCTTATGCTACAGGTGGATTAAGCACAACAGATGCTTTAAGATTAGCAAATCAAGCTAATAACTTACTAAATCCTCAACAACCACAGCAACAAGGTCAGATGCCAATGCTTCAACAAGCAGGTGGAGCAGCAGGTGCAGTCGATTACTCTGGACTATTAGGTTTATTGCAGACAAAAGCAAAAAGACCTGACATTCTCAATTTATTAGGATAAACAATCATGGCACTAGAAGACTTATTCAGTTCACCAGACTATCTAAGACAGTTAATCGGTGAGGAGCAATACAGTAAAGCTCAGAACCAAGCATTTAACAGAGGGCTTATTGATGCTTCTCTAGCTATGTTGGCTGGTTCTTCACAGACTAAAAACTTAGCTCCTATTCTCGCTGCATCAGGTCAAGCTGGGTTAAAAGGATATGAAGGTGCAATGGATAAAACTTTATCTGACATTGCAAAAGGTTTGCAGATGCAAGAGATGTTGAGAAAGCAAAAAGAATCTCAGCAAATTAAGCAATTAATGGCTTCTGCTGCTACACCTAAATATGAAACAACACCTGCTGTTATTCCTCAAGGTCAGACTTTAAGAGATGACCAAGGTATGCTAACAATGGGTGCAACTCCAGAACAGCAAAAAGTTACTGGTTATGGATATGATGTTTCTAAAGTAGCTCCTGCTCTTTATGCAATGGGTAGACCTGAGTTAGTTAAACAGATTGCTGAAGCTGAAAAAGCTGTTGGTGGTAAAGGTGAATTAACTGGTGAATATGCGAATGTGGCATTAGGACTTTACGGAACTGCTGATGTTGGAAAATTGCCACAAGGAGCTTTTGAAGCTATTTCTAATGCGATTGCTACTCAAAATAAAGCTAAAGCTACGACAGTTAATATGCCATCTGAAGGCGAAAGAAAGAGTGCAGTTTTAACTACTATTCTTGATGCTAACATTGCACAGCTACAAGCTGCTGTAGGTAAAGACCCTACTGCTGTTAAGCCAAATGCTGCAGCTAGTGTTGCTAAAGCAATTACTGGTTCAGAATATTTAGCCAAAGGTTTAACACCAGACCAAAGACAGATTGTTGAAGCAACCCAGTTAGACATTCTTGATGCTGCTTTAACTCTTAGAACTGGTGCTGCTTATACAAGAGAACAGTTATTAGCCTATAGAGAAGCATATTTCCCACAATTACTTGATAAACCAGAGCAAATTAAAGCCAAACAACAGCGACTAGCAACTTTATTAGATGCTGCGTTTATTGCATCAGGTAGAGCTGCACCAGACAGAGCTAAAGCAGTTGATGGAGCAAAGGCTGCAACCAATGTAGCAAAGCCAATGTTTACATTTGACAAGGCAACAGGAAAACTTGTGGAGAACAAATAATGGCTGAAGAAAAAAAAGAAATTGAACTTCCTGCTGTTGTTGTTGGCGGAACAAAAGACAAAGAGCCTGTAACTGTAGATGTTCCAAATATAGGTGTTGTTGAGTTTCCGTCTAGTATGAGTAATGCTGAGATTGAAGCTGCCATTGTTAAAATGACAACTCCTAGAAGCACTACAGAAGAATTAAGTAGACAGCTAGGTTTAACAACTAGAGCAGGTGTAACTGGTGTAGCTGGTTTGCCATTGTTAGCTGGGGATGCTTTAAATACTTTATACAATATGTTGTCTAAAGGAAATACAGCAGCAGAAAACTATGTTCGAGGATTAGTTGGTGTAGAGCAATCTGCAACACCTAGTCAATTAGGAATGGCATCTAAAGCTGCTCAAACACTAATGACTAAAGCAGGCTTACCAGAGCCAGAAACAAAGCAAGAAAGAATTGTGCAAGATATTTCTTCTGCTATTGCTGGTGTAGGTGGTACTGCTAAATTAGCACAAACACTAGCACCAAAAGCTGCTGGAACTCAAATGCTTACATCTAATATTCCATTACAAGTTGTTGGTGGAGTTGGTGGTGCTGGTGCTGCTGGAGCAGGTAGAGAATATGCTGATGCTGGCATGGGCGGTCAAATAGGTTTAAGTTTATTGGGTGGTATGGTAGCTCCTACAACTGCTACAGTAGGTATTCCATTGGCAACAAGAACTGCTACAAATATTGTTAGACCATTTACCCAAGGTGGTAGAGAGGCTATTACAGGTAAGATTCTTAACCAATTAGCTGATAATCCAGAGCTTGCAATTTCTCGTATGGGAACATATAAAGCTCCTGTTAGTGGATATTCTCCTACAGCAGCTCAAGCAAGTCGTGATATTGGTTTAATTTCTGCCGAACAAGGTATCAGAGGGCTTGATGTAGAAGGTATGTTTGCTAGACAGGCTTCTCAAGCTAATAAAGCTAGAACTTTGATTTTAGACAAAATGGCAAAAGATAAAGAAACTATTGCCAATGTTATTACTAAGAGAGATGAACTAACTACCCCTATCAGAGAAAGAGCTTTTGCAAACTCTACAGTTACTCCAGAGCAATTTCAGTCTGGCATTACTTTGATTGCAGAGAAGAAGATTAACGATATTCTTCAGACTCCTGCTGGCAAGCGTGATAGCGTTATTTCAGTAATGGAAGATGCTCGTAATATGATTCGTAGAGCAAGCACACCAGAAGAACTATATGAAATTCGCAAGGATTTAAGAATTGCAAGAGAGGGCAAGTTAGATAGGGCTGATAAAGGTGGAGCTAGTGCTAGTGCATTTAAAGCTGCTGCATCACAGTTAAAAGAAGTTATTAGAGCTGTTGATGACACTATCGAAGCTGCTGCTCCAGAATATAAAGACTATCTAAAAAAGTATGCTGTCATTAGTAAAGAAATTGACAGAATGAACGAATTGCAAGGAATTAAAGCAAAGGTTACTTCTACAATTCCAGACCCTATCAATGATGACCTATTTATGTTATCTCAGGCTGGTTTTGCTAAAGCAGTAAGAAGCCTTCCAGAAAAAACTGATATTCCTAAAGGTCAAAGAATTGCTCTTGAAAAGATTAGCAAAGACTTAGACGAAGGTGTATTAGGAAGGGCTACTAAACCAGCAGGTTCTGATACATTTAAGAATATGTCTACTGCCAATATTATTGGTGGAATGATTGGTAAAAATGTATTTGGGGATATTCCTCAAGTGCTTCAAAAGGTAGCTTCACCAATGAACTGGATATATAATGGAACTGATGACCAGATAAGGACTTTGTTAGTTGAAGCAATGCTAGACCCTAAATTAGCATCTAAGCTAATGTCTAAAGCATCAGTAGTTACAGTAGAGCCTTTGAGCAAAGAATTACAAAGAAAAGCTATTAACTTAGGTTATGGCGCAGCATTCGGATTAACTAAGGAATAAATCATGGCAAAAACAAAAATCTCAGAATTTGATGTAGACCCAGCAAATAATACCGATATTAATAATATTAATATTGCAGAAGGATGCGCTCCATCAGGTATTAACAATGCTATTCGTCAATTGATGTCTGACTTGAAAGAGTTTCAGACAGGAGCAGGTGGTGACCCTTTCAATGGTGCTGTTAATGGTACTGTAGGTGCTACTACTCCTGCTACTGGTGCATTTACTACTTTATCAGCTAGTTCTACTCTAACAGTAACTGGTGCTGGCTCTATCCAAGGCTTAACAGTAGGTAGAGGTGCTAGTGCTGTATCTGAAAATACGGCAATTGGTGCTGCGGTGTTAAATGCTAATACTACAGGTAGCACTAACACTGGAACTGGGTACGCTGCACTTAATGCAAACACAACTGGAACTGCAAATACAGCGGATGGTGCGTATGCGTTAGTAGCAAATACTACTGGAACTGCTAACACAGCACTTGGTCGGCAAGCCCTTCAGTCAAACACCACCGCATCTAACAACACAGCTGTAGGTTATCAGGCAGCTTACGCTAATACAACAGGTGCTACAAATACGGCTGTAGGTAGTTTTTCTTTACTTAACAGCACAACAGCAAATGGAAATACAGCCATTGGATATGCTTCTGCAAGAGATAATACAACAGGTGGAAATATATCTGCTGTTGGTTATTTTGCTCTTGAAAGCAATACTACTGGTGGTAACAACACAGCTTTAGGTGTAGAAGCATTAACATCAAACACCACAGCATCTAATAACACAGCAGTAGGATTTCAAGCTGGGTATAGTAATACTACTGGTACACCTAATGTTTTTGTTGGTTATCAGGCTGGATACAATGTAACAACTGGTGGCGGTAATGTGGTTATTGGCTACCAAGCGTATGATGCCGCTACAACTGCTGGCGGTAGCACTATTGTTGGTAATAGGGCTGGTGGTGCAATAACAACTGGTCAATACAACACCATAATCGGTGCTGATGCTGGTGCGGCTTTAACAACAGGAACTAGCAACTGCTTTATTGGTGCAACTGGAACTGTTGCATCAGGCGAAGCAATGACCACGGGAAGTAAAAATACTATTCTTGGTTCTTATACTGGCAACCAAGGTGGCTTAGACATCCGTACAGCAAATAACTATATTGTATTGAGTGATGGTGATGGTAATCCTAGAATGTATATGAATGAAAGCGGATATTTATGGTGTCTAGGAGTTTACAACCGAACAACCGCTTCAGCATCTAATGTGCATATTGGTGCTGGAGGGGATTTTTTTAGAAGCACATCAGCTTTAAAATACAAGCAAAATGTTAGAGATTTACCTTCTAAAGATATTAATCAATTGAGAGCAGTAGTTTATAACTCTAAATGTGAAGGCGATGACCAGACTAAAGACCATTTTGGTGTTATTGCAGATGAAGCAGTTTCATCATTCCATGAGCTAGTAACTTATGGTGCAGATGGCGAAGTAGAAGGCTTCCAATATGAAAGATTAACAGTAGTTCTTCTTAAAGCCATCCAAGAACTCAAAGCAGAAGTAGATTCACTAAAAGCACAACTTAACAACGGAGTATAAATAATGGAACAAATCGTAACAGCAGAAGAAATTGCACGCCACTACAGCGCCTGCATGGATTCAGTAAATCTAATCAATGGTGAAAAGCCAGAAGGCATGGAAGATGCTGAGTGGGCTGATACTATTGCTCGCAATGTGGCTCATTTAGAAATCATGGTCGCAAAAGACTTTATGCAAGACCAAGACTTAGCTCCATTACAGGCTGCTATTGCTGCTGGCAAATAATGTTTTATGTTTATGAGCATATAAGACCTGACACAAATCAGGTTTTTTATGTTGGCAAAGGTTCAAAAAATAGAGCTTTTAATAAGTTTAGAAATAATCCATATTGGAATAATGTTGTAAATAAAGTAAAGACTTTTAAAGTTAAATTTATAGCTACCAATTTAGATGAAGAACTTGCTTTATTAGTAGAACAAGAGCGAATAGACCAATTGAAAAGGTTAGGTATTTCACTTACTAATTTAACAGATGGTGGCGGTGGAATAGCTGGGCTAAAACATACAGACAAAGCTCGTAAAGGAATGTCTGATAATTGCAGCATGAAACGACCAGAAACTGTTGCAAAGATAAGTGGTGAAAATAGTTTATTTGCTAAAACTGTTGAATATAATGGTCAAGTATTTAAAACCATAAATGATTTAGCTAAACACTTAGGAGTAAAGCGTTCAACAGTTGGTGCATGGATACATAGAAATCCAGAAAAATATGGTATTAAAGTTATAGGTAAAACTAGAGATTTAGCACCATTGCAAGCAGCCGCAGCTTAAACGGTAAAGGACTGCCGATTCAGTCCTAATTTATAGAGAGTGATATGGGAAAACAAGAAAAGACCCCTGTAACAATCAATAATGTTGAATACAAATACGAAGATTTAACACAGGAGCAACAAGCCTTGTTTAATCATTGTGTAGATTTAGACAGAAAGATTGCTTCAGCACAGTTCAACCTTGACCAGTTATCGGTAGGTAAGAGTGCTTTTATTAAGATGCTAGAAGAATCATTAGCTAAAGTAGACGAACCTAAAGCGGAGTAGTAAATGAACGAAGCCACATTAAGCCAAACTGAGGCAAGACTTACAACTCACGAAGAAGTCTGTGCTATTCGGTATGAATCTATTAATGCTCGATTAAAGCGATTAGAGCAGATATTAATGGGTGCTTGTGGCTTCATCATTGTTGTATTACTAGGGATTGCATTAAAGCTATGAAAGTTATTTTATATATTTGGGCTTTATTGATTGCCATTAGCATTGGATTAACTGCCAAACAAGCAATGGCTCAACCTATTATTACTGAGTCTACTAGCAAATCAGAGACCAAAGTAGAGTCTCCACCACCTTCTGCTATCTCTCCTAATATCACCACAATTAACAATAAGAATTGCTCTACTGGTATCTCAGGAGCAACTCAGACACAGATCCTTGGCATTTCTTTTGGAGCTACTGTTAAGGACTCTAACTGCGAGATGATTGTTAAGGCTGAGTCATTATTTATGATGCAGATGAAAACTGCTGCTGTGTCGGTGATGTGCCAAGACTCTGCTATCTGGTGGGGTATGTGGGATGCTGGTACTTATTGCCCTGTGGATGGAATGGTAGGGGTTCAAGCTAAAGATTATTGGCTTGC